CCACAAAGAAAGGGACGCAGCAGACGTAGCCCCTTCTGTTGCAATAAGCCTCAAGCTTAATTTGCAACCCACTCCATTTTAACCTTTTGGGTTCCGTATGGAGACGGAATCGTAGAATTGCCGACGATCCAGGCGTAGAGCCCGGAATCGCCGATCAATTTCTCATTACCCCGCCTCTGTACGAGACAGGGTAACCGCCACTCGCGTCGTTGGAGTTTCTGATTCCAACGAGATTGACACGCGAATCCATCTTGTGATTTAGGAAAACCTAAAGCACCGAATGGGACATGCCAATACTGCTTGAGCAGACGGAGCATGGCATAGCTTGAACGCGGCAATAAACTCGCGTTAAGCATCTTACAATTCTCTGTAAGAGATATCCACGCCAGAGCTGACTCACAGTTAAGCTGCTTAAAGCGGACAATGCTGACATCAAAGCCAGCATAGGTAAACGCACCGCAAGACTCCCTAATAGGGGTATTGATGCACGTTTTTCCAATGTTCACCTTAAGCCCGCAAGATTCTAGTATTTGGCAAATGTATTGCGCGTCCTCAATAGGACAAACAATATCATCACCAAAAACACGCAAGGTCTTATGTTTACTATTAGGATGAATAGCTGACCGGGCAAGTGCCCAGAAAACTAAAGTCTCAATAGGGAAACATAAGGCAGATCCCATGCTCGCAAAGCATGTAGGTTTGATAGTGTCAGAATCAATCCTGACACCACGTGACCTATAGCGTGTTACTAGTCGAAAGAACTCTTTTGGAAAGAGTAGTCGACAGAGTTTTAGCCTCACTCTATCGCTAGCATCTTTAAGATCAATTGTAGCAATATCTTTTCTCTTACAGAGAGAGGAATTGAACGATTGATCGTTAAAATTGATGCTCTTTCGAGAATAAGGGTTCTCGTGAATGAGAGATCTAAGGACATCCCATAAGCCCTGCTGGGCAAATTGGAATTCCTTAGGCTCTATGCAAATGCTCCGGAGGGATTTGAAATCCTTAGGAACAATAGCTAGACGAGAATTAGGCATAGCAACCCCTTGAGGTTGGGGAGACCGATCATTAAATCGGTAGAGGAGCTTAGATGCTCCTGCTATATGCTTAAAATTCCACTTATTCAATCCAGTCTCCTTCTCTGCTACCGCTCCAGGACCATGACGTCCAAAGGGATTATCATCCCATTGAGCTAACATGGCGTGGAGACGATCGTCTTCCATCACAACTCTCCTGATTAGAGAGCGAGCTTCATTTAGAAGCCACGATGGAGCAGTAATCTCTGAATCTTCAGAGATTCGAATCTTGAAAGAAGCTTTCGCTTCATCAAGAGTCATCCTAGAAGGAATGTCTTTAGCCTTTGAATAGGCGAGACATACTTGTCGTATCACAAAGAAGCTAAATATAGCTTCAGCGGAATCCGACATTCTAGGAAAACCTGCACTGTCAAAAAGATCTACGAAACATTCGTAGAGAAAATTTGGCAGTTCGGATCGCCAGTGTTTGCTGAAGCACTTGGATGAGAAACAAAGTTTTTCACCAGTGATTAAACTTGTCTCGACAGCTTTACCCAAATTGGGGAGCGAATCAGAGATAAAGTTCGTACCTTCAGCGGATAATCTCAGTATGAGATATCTCCCACTGCGATTGTAGCAAGATCTTTTTGAAGGATCGTGCACTGTGAAGTCCTTAAATACTGAGGAATAGAAGGCAAGTGCTAGTGCAAGGTGAGGATTATTCATACATCCCCCTTGTTGGCATCTGTCAGACTAGACCTTAGGCTTCACCCATCATGTGATTTTCATCACCGCATCGACGATATTCTTATCAAAGAATGAATTGAGTTTCTCCTGAATACGTATGCGAAAGATCAGAACGACATCGCTGTCGTTAAGATACTTTTCACACGTCTCATAAAGAAACCATTTATCATTCAATAGATAAGTACTCAAATTCACATAAAGATGTGGATTGAGTCTACTATAGTGCCTCAGTGCTCTAAGAGAGAGCGTCTTTGCTCTACCAAAAGAGTACATCGGCATTCTTTTTCTCGCCTTTGATAAACAAAGGTAAGAACAAAGAAACGTTACGTCATTAGTAGGAGATGCGCCAGGTATACAAGAATGTATAACCTTGATGATAAGATCGATAATGCTGAAGATGTCTCCCTCGTCGAGGGTACATCCAAAAATGAGAATTCCACATAGAAGCAACAAAGCAACTATGCGCGTCATACGTCCTCCTAGGTTAAGGTAAACTTTCGAATACCTTAACCTATTCGGACTTTCAAGTAAGTCCTTACGGATCATTACCTGAAAGAATCGCGATAAGTTCGGTATTCGCCGAATTGGCGACATTTGCTGCCGCCTTATGGTTGAATAACGAAACTAAATTCGTGATACGTTTCATCAGATCGGCATTCGTGCCGCCTGTGAAGCCTGTCCAGTCTCTCGGAATAGATAAATCAAGCTTTGCCGAAAAAGTAACTAACTTATACGGCGAAAGTGTTGATTGTTCTGTTTGAGAAACGGTGGCTATGACGTGGTCATTTGCCGAAGAATTCGCTGGAGCGAACTTACGTTCGACGGTGATACTCTTCGGTTTGGCCAGACTACGACCGGACTCCACAAAAACGGTTTTTGTACCGCTCGTACTTTGTAGTACGTAAGTGGTGGTACCGGTGTTCTCGTCATACAGCACGATCGAGGATGAAGCCATGACAGACCTTCCTTAAAGGCTGCTCTAGTGCAGCAGTTCAGCGTCTCACGATTCTCTGAATAAGCATAGAGAGTCCTGAGATGCCCTGTTGTACAGAAAGTCCCTTGTTAGTGAATACAGAACCAAAGCCAGATGGGATGCCAGGGGTACGAATGTACCGACTGACAGATCCCCGACCGGTTGTCCAATGATTTGGCGATCGGTTTTGCATCGTGGCATGCCAATTGCTAGGCCAGTTATTACCCTGGTACTGGCAATGGAAAATCTGATATTCGAATGGAATCTCTAACTTAACAGAGTATCCCATACGAGTCAGAAGCGCCGACGATAAGGTTCTGTGAGCATGTGCCAATTCAGGAATTTGCATTAAAGCTTTCATATTGACGAACCAGTCAATAACAAAGCTATAAGGGACAAGTTCCCACATACTCGTCAAAATTTGGTCGCTTGACAAACCAAAAGCATGAAAGGCTTGGTTGATGGTATGGAGAGGTCCATTGGAAGGATCTCTCGCCCAACAACCAAAGCGCATTGATGCAGTTCCAGGAAGAAAGACAATCCTGGAAAAGGGAGAAATGGCACCATACATGGTACCATCCAACCCGGTACGCCAAGCATTCCAATCAGTGTCACTAACAGTAGGAGACGGCGCAGCAAACGTAGGTCGTCCTGCTTTTGACAACCTACGATACTCTCTTCTGGTCACCAGTGACTGGTAAGAAACTAGGTATTTAGCGGCAGCTTCGGATGTATTCCGAATGTCGTAATACGTAGACTTCCAGCCATACTGTTGTTCCAGCCATATATTGGCATTCCTTTTTGCAAGAGAAGCTGCAGAATGCTTCCCAGCAATCTGGCGCCAATTATGTTTTAAGAGTCCAAATGGATTTCGCACCATTTGGATGGTTTTGGACAATTCCATCAGAGAAACCGCAATCTGCGATTTACTGGTGATATTGCTCTCAACCAAGTTACTAAGAGCGATCACATAAGAGTTCCAATCCAAGCTAGCAAGTGCCGATGACATTGCTTCAGTGCAAGACATCGCACTATACGGACCGGCCCAGAAGGTAGTACCTATGTATTCTGACATAGGATACGTACCAACTGGTCCAAGGTTAAACTGCGTGCCATCAAGGCGCGCATATCTAATCTTGTAGTGATCAACACTACGGAACGGTCTGCCTGCTTGAGTGAAAGGAAACTCGTCTGTCATAGTCTCGTAGAGCATTCGATCGTATCTAACGCCTTTTCCAGAGTCATAATTAAGTCCACTATGATATCCGTAAGTTTGCGGATTTGTATAGTGGAGCTTAAGACTATGGAATTTGGCGAAAGGTGCGTCGATTTGTCGACTACGAGAGCGGCTCATAGTGCACTCCTTATAGGGACCTGAAAGGGTGGTAATATTACCGGCTCCCCGAACGGAG